TGCGGCTGCTAGCGCACACCACACAACGAGGCAGGGCAGGCAGGGCAGGGCAGGCGCTGGCAATCGCAGCGCAGGCAGGGCAATCCAGCACGGGCAATGGCATCTCAAAATGTGAGATGTTTTGTCTCAAAAAAAAATCTTGTTTTGGTTGTTGACTCTTTCAAAAATCCATGATTACAATGGGGCAATGGTTTAAACAACTGGGTTTAAACCTAAGACTGGAAAGGCAAAACAAATGAACCGTGAACAATGGTTGCAAAAATTGGCAGCATCAGCGTTGCCAAAAATCTCATCAAGGTTAGACATGGCAGATGAGGAACCTGCCGTGAAATTGTCTTGTGGGTTCCCAGCCCAGCAAGGCAAAAGAAATCAGGTCGGCGCTCAACTCATCCCACCAGCAGCATCAGATGAGTTCAACGCAGAAATTTTTGTTTCACCAACAATCGCTGAGAAATCAGCCGTTATCGGTTTGGTGATGCCGTTGCTGGTTGCTGCTGCAACTGGTGATTTCAAGCAGGGCAGGGATTACAAATCAGCCCTAAGCCGTGTCGGTTTAAACGGCTCAACGCTGCCACAATGGGCAGCGACAATCGCTGACCGCATGCCTGATTATCCACACGCTGCAATCACAATCCCTGACCGCAAAAAACAAACAACCCGTTTGATTAAGGTTGCTTGTTTAAACGACAACTACATCTGCCGTGTTAGCCGTGCAACCGTGGACAACCACGGCTGCCCTATCTGCCCAGCATGCAACGCAGAAATGGTGGTGTGCTAATCATGGCTACCACCTACGGCATAGAACTAGAAATGAGCAGCCTTTCAATCGGCAGCGCTCAAACCCTGCTTAACCGTGCTGGACTTTCATGGTCGGTTAAGCCTGATGGAACCCGTGGCGTATCTGCTGAGGCGGTTTCACCAATCCTAGGTTCAGACACCTTGAACCAATGCACAACCGCTGCCCGTGCGCTGGCTGCTGCTGGCGCTACGGTCAACAAGCAAACTGGCTACCATGTCCACCTAGGCGTTGAGCATTACGGTTTAAACGGTATTGCCAACCTTGTTGTGAACTGGGCTGCTGCTCACGACACAATCGGCGCGTTGGTTGCACCATCCCGTTTAAACAACGGGTTCTGCCGACCAATCAGCCTGCTTGATGCTGAGCGCAACGCAGAAATGGTCAGAAATGGTCAGGTTCACAATGTCGGCGGTGGTCGCTACTACTCACTCAATCTAGCCAGTTATGACCGCCACGGCACGGTTGAAATCCGCCTACACCACGGCACGCTTAACGGCAGCAAAATCAAGGCGTGGGCAGAATTTTGCAACGCCATGGCTGAGGCTGCTAAGGCAGGTATCGTGCTTGAACCAGCCGACCACGCTGGCAACAATCCCGCTGCCCGTTTAAACAACCTTGCAGATTTATTGCGTGGGTTGGTTGGCAATGAGTATCTAAGCCAAAAAACCGCAACCTACCTTAACGGCAGGGCTGAGGAACTAGCAGCCCGCCAGTAGGCGGGCAGGGCTGACGGGATAGCCGTTGACTGGGTGCAATTCCCAGCAGCCCACTAACGGTTAGCAAAATCTGCTGACCGTTTAAACGAAAGGACTGGAAATGAAACTAACTAACCGTGGTTGGTTTGTTGCAGGGTTTGTATCTGCCCTGCTGCTACTAGGTTTGGTTGAAATTTCAACTAACTTATGGTGGACAGAAAACGGATACTGCTGGGGAGAAATGTTGGAGTGTTTAAACAATGAGTGATGACCGCGACAGCCTTATCACGACAGCCCCATTATTTATTGTGCATGGTGTTGACCCCAGCGGGCGCAGGTTCGCTGGGTTATACAACGAACAAGATGCCCGATACTTAAACCAACTAGACCCGTGTTTAAACAAGGTGTTTGAACGGTCAACGGGTCGTGTGGTAAACTTCACTTAATAACATCAACGAAAGGACTGGAAAAACTTATGTGTGGAATTGCAGGCTTTTGCCTTAACCCTAAAGAACACCAACGCGCCAGCATTGCTGACCTTGCAGGTCAGATGCTGCTGGACATTGAACACCGTGGACAACATGCCACGGGCAGCGCATGGATTAACCCTGATAATGGCAGGCGAGTAATCGCTAAGGCTGCCATCCCAGCGACCAAGTTTGTGCAATACAACAAGAACCTATGCCGAAATGCACAGACTGCAATTCTGCATACCCGCTGGGCTACCCAAGGCGACCCGAAAGATAACAACAACAACCATCCAATTCCCCGTGGCAACATTGTGTTAACTCACAACGGACACATCAGCAACGACAGGGAGTTGTTTAAACAATTAAAGGTTGCACGCAACGGCAAGGTTGACTCAGAAGCCGTGGCTGCATTGCTGGGATTATCTGCTCAGCATCCAACCGAATTGCTGCCCACTATCCAAGGCACAGCAGCGCTGGCATGGATTGAACAAGGCTCATCTAATCTGCTGCACCTTGCACGGGTTAACTCATCCCCATTGTGGATTGGTCAGACCAAGCGTGGCTCATTGGTTTACGGTTCAACCTTAGACACCGTGGAAAATGCAGCCACCATGTTAGACACACGCCTTGACTGGACATACGAAGCCAACGAAGGCGAGTACTTCAAAGTCAAAGACGGCAAGATTGTAGAGTGGCAGGCGTTTAAACCATACCGCAACGCTTTCACCTACGACTGGCGCAACATGGCGTTTGATGATGATGATGAGTGGAACGACATCACCGAACACAGCATGATGAACTACTAAACGACCACCCAAAGATAGCCCCGTCAGAAATGGCGGGGTTATTTTTTTGTGGAAAAGTTGTGGATAAATAAAGTGTTTAAACAGATGTCCTATTTGCCCCGCTTTTGTTTGCTTTAGCAAACAAAAGTGAGTTTATCACATGGTGCAAGCCAAGTGTTTAAACGCGTGTCGTACAAATCCGGTGGCGGTTCCGGTGGTGGTGGCATGGTAAATGTTTAAACAAAGATAACAAAATTGTTATGAATTATTTTTAAAATGTGCTTGACTACGCACGAATAGGGCATGAGATGATAGGTCTTGTGTTGGTGAGAGATGCAGGTCTAACCAGCGTAATCACCAACACACCTAACAGAAAGGCTGGACAAATGGCACAGTACAGAGTGCAAAGAAAGGCAACCGTTTGGGCTGAAACAAGCAAGATGATTGAAGCATCAAGCGAAGCCGAAGCAATTAAAAAAGCAGAAGCCATGTTTGAAAGTGGCGATTATGATGAAGTGCATGAGTCATGGGATTGGGACAAATCCTATTGGACACAAGTACAGGAAGCGAGCGCCTAATGTACACAGACGAACAAGTGGAAGCCATGTGGAAACAGGGCGACAACAAGAAACCCTATCTGCTTGTGCTTTACAACAAGGCAACAAAGAAAGAGTGGGAACCACAGACTTTCTATGCAGAAAGTTTGAAGCAAGCAAAGGCGCTAGCCATTGAGTGGCAAGTGCGTTTTTGTGGGCAACAGATGCGAGTGCAATCAGTACAGGCAGCGGGTGTTTAAACATGGCTGCCATCAAAGTTAAAAAACATCTACACATTGACCGAGTGTGGACAAAGGACATCACTTTCACATACCAAGGGGATGAATACTATGTCCATCTCCTATGGGATGAGCGTGAAGGCTACAAAATGTGGTGGTTTAAAGATGAAAACCACGCTGAGTACAACCTTGAACCTGAGTGGGTTCCTACCTATCAACCAAGTGAAGGGGATGATGGGCAATACAATTTAGCAATTCAACTGGATGCCTTATGCATAGACAAAGGCGAAGGATTGATTGTTAAACATACAAACAACCGTTTAAACACAACAGAACTGGAGTCGCTATGACGGTGCAAGTGTACGAAAATGGCGTACTAATTTGGTACGACACAGCAAACGCATTGGATGGTGTATTGCGTAGGGTTGGCAACCTTGCACATGCGTATCCACAAGATAGTTTAATTCAATCGGTTGCGGTTGATGCACAAAAGATACGAACCGAAATCAATACTGCTATTGAAAACAGATGGCATCACAAACCTGCAAAGGAGAGTGTTTAAACATGGCTAATCATCCAGCAACCAAGGGTGTTGTCCTTTATCCTGACGGAACATACGCACGCAGGGTATTTGACTCACTAGAAAAAATGCAGGAAAGTGTGGGCGGACTTATTGAAATCATGCGTTTGCCTAACGCAACTGCATACATAAATGAAGAAGGCAAGATACATGACCTTGACTTCAACAACAACGCAACGCTGCTATGCCTACTGGCTGGCAACATTACATACTGGGACAACATCAAAGGCAACATGATTGTTGTTGGCACAGATGATGGCGAAGGCTACGACACGGACATCTCGGACTATTGGTTAACAACTATTGAAACCTTTTGGGAACCGAGAGAACTACATGAGTGGGAGAAAACAGCATGAAACCTAACGAAGCAAGCAAGTACAATCCCCTGATTAAAGAAACCGCAAAGCCATCAAGACAGATGCGTAAGCGTAAGTTTAAACGCAGCAACCTGACTACCCGTGGAGTTAAAACGGTAGCAGCAACAGCGTTTGCATTGGGCTTACTCGTTGGCTACCAAGCAGCACCAAGTAAAGCCATCTCATCAGCCACCCCACCGCAGCCAGCGGTTGGGTTGGTTGCTTATCACACTAACGATTACCAATTACATGCCATCAATCTACTTATGCAACGCAATCAAGTAGAACAATGGTCGTGTTTGTGGGCGTTGTGGACTGCCGAAAGTAATTGGCGCAGCGCAGCACATAACAAATCAAGTGGCGCATACGGCATAGCACAATTCATGCCAGCCACATGGAAAAATGTCGGATACGAAAAGACATCTGACGGTTTCATCCAAGTCCAAGCAGGGCTTGCTTACATTGACCACCGCTACGCAGGTTCCCCGTGCAAAGCATACGCACACTTCCTTGCCAAGCGGTGGTACTAATGTCGTTTAAACCACAACATCATAGAGTAATAGCAAGTAAAGAAATAACAGACCTTTCATACAATTATCTTTCGTATAACTCAACCGAGTTTGCGAAGGGTAATTGTGTGGGGATTGATACGGAATTGTTTTATCCTGAGAACAACGAACTAACAACAGACCAGCGAGCGTTGTTTAAACGGATGTGCGGTGATTGTCCAGTCAAAGCCATGTGTTTAGAGTGGGCATTGTGCCATGAACGAGAAGGGATTTGGGCAGGCACTAGCCCCCATGATAGAAGGCGGATACGACACGCTCAAAGGATTGGAGTTGCTGACCCATCACTTGCAAGCAAGCATTTAATCTGATAAGTTTTACCCTGAACAACACCCAATGGTTCCAGTCCCAGCGGGTGTTGTTCCTTTTATAGCCCTAGTTCTTTAGCAAGCATAAAGACTTCATCACTTAATTCATCAAGAGTTCCATCATTGTAGATTACATGTTTAAACAAATGATTATCCATTGCATGCTCTGAGATGTGATGATTAACTGGTGCGTGGTTATGACGATTGATACGCCATACATCACCACCTTTATTCTGAATAGCCTTGGCTTCATTAGGAAAGCGCACATCAGAAAATACTACTCGCTGGTATTCGTCTGCTCGTTTAAACGCTTGGTCAATCCAAAATGTTTCACCAAATAATTCACGACCAACATCAGTTCCAAATACTTGCAGCAACCTACGGACTTCCGCATTGCCCTTGGCTACATCCCAACCATACTCATCAACTAAATCTGCAACACGATTACCACTTTCAAGAAAAGGGTTCAATGTATAAACAGCATCACGCATAGGTAGCGCAAATGAAATGCGCTTGAACCCATAGTTTAAACACAATAGTTCTGCAACTGTATCTTTACCTGATTGGGCATAGCCCGATAATCCGATAATCATTATTCGTACCATCTCACTTTCGGATAGACTGTTATCTGAATAAAAAAGAAAAGAAAATCTAAATGCAAAGCACGGGCAAGGACTAATGCATCATTGGTATCCTCTATCATCTCAACAACTGGGTAGTAATCAAAGCCTAAACCAAAGGCATACAACTTGTTTAAACCAACATTAACGGATGCTCTCCCAAAGTCTTTCACTCTTGCCTCTGCGTTTCTGCTCTTGCCTGAGCGTTTGACTTGACTGTTCTCCTACGGTTTGTCCAAATCGGTGGCTCTCCACCTAACCTATCTTGAAGTTTCTTGATAGCCCTATGCACACGCTTGCGTAATGCTTCCTCGCTCATCTCATACACAACGGCTAACACATCAAAGTCCATGCCACCATTGGCGTATCGTTGCCGGAGAAGGTTCTTGTCTTGCTCGTTTAAACCATGCAATGCGTTGGCTACATCAGATAGCAAAGCCATACGGTTATTACCTTCGCTTGGTTTGCCACTCTTACTAATGAACTCGCTGCTCAAATCAGGTGCATCTAACCAGCCTTCGTAATCCCACACATCTCGTAGTAATTCATGCAAGATAGCAGGGGTATAGTAAAAGAAATCATTGGTAGATACACGGGACTTGAAGGCACGCTCTTTCGTTGCGAACTTCTGCGCTTCATTGGCAAATGTGCGGCGTAGTTTAAACGGCAAAGACTCTTGCCCGTTCCACTCATCAATCTTGTGCCAATGTTCTAATGACCACAGGATTAGATGCTGAAAAATGTCGTCAACGGAAACAGCGTTCTTGTTTATCTTGGCTGAATACCGAGATGCAGTCCTCGCTAGTTTGTAAACGGTATCCCAAAGCGGGGACTGCTCAACATCCTTTAACTCCACTCTTACTCCTTTATCACTACATCTAACCAGTAGCGTTTAAACATCATAGCATTAACTCGCACCACAAGGTCGCGCTCATTGGTGTCGTGGCGAACATTAAACTCAGGCATCAACCCAGCCAGTTCTTTGACTGGTATCAGTAAAGTTCCATCAGTAAATCTAAAACAAATACGGTGGAAAGTATCAGGGTTATCTAAATACGGTGGGCTAATCAACATCTGCTGCAACTTATTAAATGGAAAGATTGCTGGGATACTGCTATCTATGGACAGCCACTTAATCTCTATGTCGCCTAGGTAGTTCTCTCTACCGTTGTCGTGCAACCAAGTTAAATGAAAGTCGGTGAAGTAAAACCTAGGCGTAGGGTAGAAGCGCCAGTTCGGATAGAGCCTAGATAAAGCGTGAACGGCAGTAGTTTCCCGTCTGCCGTCACCGCCCACCTGACGGATAGGTTCCAAAAACTCAGGCATAATGCTTGTTGTTTACTATGAATTGACCCTTGTGTAGATACACAGGAGTAGGAAATACTTGACGGT